CCTTAGTTGGTGGCTCCCTATGGGCGCGGAAAGGAGAAAACGCAACCCACAGGGAGAGGGAGTCCACCTGCCATATGACGATCAGGAGTGTATCAGAGAGCCGTATCGTGCGTAAGTGTCATCAAGGTTGTTGGAAATATAGATAATCTCTTGATTTTTCACTACAGCCCACTCAACTCCGTGCCAAGTTTTTTCTGTTTCACGTTGCCAAATCTGATGGTTACCTTCGCCGTCAATAACAACCCAAGGGTTTTCGCCAGGTGTAACCATCTCTACCATTGGGCGAGAAAGTTTGCGCCTTCGATGCTTGCCTGATCGTTCGGCTTCGGTCAAGCCACCCCAAATGCCTTCTTCGCCTTCACCAGCTGCAAGACACGGTTCAATGACCAAACAGCCTTCGCATATGGCTTTTGCTTGCAGTTCCCGGATCTTGCGATCTATGTGCTTCTCATCTTCTGAAGGGAAAAATACCTGCGTGTCTTTACCTCGGCAGGCAGCATTTTCCATCCATCGCATCCAGCAAACACTAGTTCACGATGTAAAGGCTATGGATTAAAGCTTGTATGCCCTGTCCATACGATCAACCAAAGACAGGTGACGATAAGGAGCAGGTGATTCCCACTCCCAATCCTCTTCAACCTCTTGTTCAAGCATGAGCATTCGTTTCTCAACGATCTCACCTTTGACCACCTTGAGATACATGCCTTCAGGCACTTCCCAAATCTGAACCAAATCAACGTGCGCTTGATGGCAAGCAGTTTCCAAGATCTGTTTCGTTGAAGCGAACACCAACGATTTGTTTTTGGTATGACCGATCCACAATGGTGAACCATCCAAACGAGCGAGGTGCATAGTTTTGGCATCGTTGGCTTCATACCAGCCGATTGCAGCCCTACCCCACAGTTCGCCTAAACGGTTGAGGTCATCAATGTTGGCGAGCAATTGGAAGATGGCTTCTGAGTCCACCTGAGCAATTCGGTCAACGCCGAGTGTCTCGAATATCTCATCATCGTTGCTGATGTGACCATTGTGAACACCGATGATTCCGGGAACGACAATTGGGTGATTATTGGCTGAGTTGTCTTTAGAGCCTTGTGTCGCATAGCGAGCGTGTAGCAAGGCTGTGCGAGTGTGCTTGGGGATCAGTTCAATGTTGCGATTGACGAAAGTATCTGCGTCAACTGCTTCTTTGACATAGTAAAGGTCTAAACCAATCTCTGTGTTTTCTGACCAAACAGCCCCAGTCGCATCACGACCTCGGCTTTGGATTTGGCGTAGAAGTTTGTCTGACAGTAACCGTGTCTGTATGACTCGGTGATCCTTGTCGCTGATGCTGAATCCTGCGATACCACACATTGTTAGTGACCTCCTCTGAGGGTTGTTGCCCTCGCCTTTAGATATTGTGCTTCTGCCTCGGTGAAGAGGTTTTGTTTGTTTGCTAGTGGCTTTACAAGGGTGTTTAGAACACCGAATGTTTCGCCACTTTCGTTGACCAATTCTTGTTCGGCCGCCGTGAAGTCCACGAAGGCGAGCAGGAACTTGATCCATGCCGTGATTTTTTTGGAGTTCAACGAACCTTGGTGCAGTCTCACTTCGTAAGTGCCAGCCGTGTTGAACGGTGTGATGTTCAACGATGAAGTCCTGTTGACCTCATGCTTTTGTGGATCACGACCTGCCAAGATCAGGTTCTGCCAACGAGTCACCTCGCTTGGGTTAACTGTCTGACAGTACGAGTTGCTCCACCTGCTCCTAGAAACGAACTCTTTGATCATGGTTTCATTTTGATACCAGCGACCAACCAATTCGGCTCTTTGTTCTTTGGTCATGTCTCGAACACCGAGGTGAACATGCAAACCGCAACTGCGACTCACGCCACCACCTGCTTCTTTGATGGCTTTCATCACCTTTTGGATTTGAACGAAACCATCAGCACCTTGAAGAATTGGTGAGATTACTTCGCCACCTGAGTACACCGAACCATCACGCTCAACTTTCCATTCTGTGTAACCATCTACACGAGCCGAGCAGACTTCACAAACTTTTCCGTGATATGGAAGAACGTGAATGTGTGCAACATTGAGAGCCTGAGCAACTTTTTCTGCCACAACTCTGCGATCCATGTTCACATATTCAATTTCAACACCATAGGTACGAGATATGGATTGTTGCCAGTTTGGGTTCAGAACTTGAACTCTAATTCCGTTCGTGTTGAACCTTCGTTGTGCGGCCAAACGACCTGCCTGTGAACGGCGAGGGTTTGGTGCAGTCAACGGTGTCAGGTTGTTTACTCTCGCATGGCGTGAAGCCGAGAGGCGAGCAGTTGACTCGTTGTTGAAGTTGAGCAGTTGAACAATGAATGCCCAAGACTCTCCTTGATTTACTCGGAGGTGATAAGCCTCCCTGTCACGATCCACTTGGGTAAGTGGTCTTGCTGGTGAGATTGTCGGCATCTCGTTCCTTTCTGTAAGACTCCCTTGCCTTACATATCTAAGTATAGGGGCAAAACTATCCCTAAGTCAAATCAGCCGTTTCAATATGGAAAATCTTTCCCTCCCCAACAAGCCTCCTGAAAGACCTTGGGGCGACCATGTAATACAAGGAAAGCGACCAAGCCCTAGCGTCAGGTTCAACGTCGTTTTCTAGGTGGGAGAAGCCTTTAGCCTTGTTGTGCAGTTGGAGAGCATGACGGAACTCGTGGATCACGGTGACAACTGAGGGCTTGCTCATATGGATCGTGTTGCTTGCAAAATGGTAAAAACCGCTACCAGCTGCAGGGTCATCAATAATGACAGGCATCGGTATGCCATACGCATTAGAGGCTTTCTGTGTCCATTCCTGCATTTTGATCCATTTCTGGGAATCGTTGCAGGCTGACCAGTCCTTCAACATCACCTTTGTCATGGTCAATGTTTCAGGTTTGAAGTGTCGGAACTTCTTGTGGTATCGCATTAGTGGTCGTCACAGTTGCAGTCAGGTTCACAAAGATTTTGCGCGAACTGTTCGAGTACGGACATTAAAAGCATTTGTTGTTCTTGCTCCTCATCGGTCATTGTGATGCCTCTTGAAGTTCAGCAAGTTCTTCTGCCACATCCCTCATGTACCTTCTTGACATACGGAGGGCTTCTCTAACTTGTTGGGCCTTGTCCACGAGATGTTCAAAGGCTCGCTCATAGGCATATTCAATGTCACCGTTTTCAAAAGATTGAACAACGTTTTCCAATTCCTTTTGGAGTTGGCGTAAGTCAATTTTCGTATTGTCTAACTGCACCAAATATCTTTCTTCCGTTTCCATCATTTCTCCTTTGTTTTTGGCTTATTTCCAGCAACTGATGCCGTAAGCGACATCACCAACTTCTTCACAATAAATGTCTGTGTGTTCTGCTTCTACGACTTCACTACCTTTTGCTTTGCCTGAGACAACTTTCCTCACTCGGCGAACTCGGTAAGTGTCGTTCCAGTCAAGTGTGACTTCAACCGAACGGTTTTTTGCTACCGGGAATGACACGCCAATTGGGTAGTTGTTGCCTTCGCTGTCTGTGTAGTAAATGACAGATCCACGACCACCACTAATTGCCCAAACATTCATTTTGCCCATTTGCATGACGAGGGTTTTGGGATCTAATTCTCTGCCCTCTCGTAAAAGTTCTTTTGCTTCCATTACCAACGACTCCCTTCTGAAAACAATTTCTCTTGCTCCCAATCAATCAGGTTGTTAGCCCATTCCTCACATTTGTAGCAAGGGCAGCGACTTTCGTGACCTACTGGTTGCTTTGGTTTTTTGGGAACTGCATTGATCATTGCTTCCAATGATTTTTTGTCCATTGACCATGCTTGGCTCATATTTCCCCTTTCGTTATCAGACTCCCTGCCTGACAAGACAATTATAGGGGCGAAACTATCCCTAAGTCAAGTATTTAGATTTGCGCTCGAACATTGGCGTTCAGGGTTCTCAACGCATCCACCGACGTGCGAAGCGACAACAATTTTTCCCTTTTCGCCTTGACCAAAGCCTCAGCAATTTTGAACTGATACAGGTTGTCAGACATCGCCAAATCAGCAACTGCTTCCCGGTTACGAATAGAACCGTCAGCAGAAAGATATGCCTTCGCCCACATCGCTTTATGTGTTGCCTCAGTTTCGGCCGCCCTCTGAGCAAGAACTTCAAACTCTTCGGTGTCCGATTCTAGGTTGGAAAGAAGACGTATAATTTCTTCTTCTATCTGTCCTTGCGTGATCGGGCCGTTTCTCATTCTTCAGGGTGCTTTCGTAGATCAGCGAACAAAGCTTGATCTGTGACACCACACGCATCGGCGATCTGACGATAAGGAACTCGTTTCTCACGCAAACGGCGAACCACCTTGCGACGTTGTTTACCTAAGCGAACAACTGACTGCTGGTGTTCTCTCATCATCTGTGTGAGCAAACGACATTTCTCTAAATCGTCTTGCTCGCTTTCATGCTGTATAGCGTCATCTTTAATGACAATTTGTGGTTCCATAACCCCTCCAACCTCGTTGGGCCGATTATAGGGGGGTAGTGTTACGCCTCTAGCGAGTTCAGGTGTTCTTCGCCTTTTGTAGTCATTTTGCAGATCATTTGTAGTTCGTTTGCAGACGACTTAGCGAAATCCCCGGTAGGCACAATAAAGCCCATCGTGCGTAATTCTGAACAGCGTTTCCAATAGCAACATTTAGGTTTGAATGCCAAACCTGTGATCACTCCTGCTTCCTCATCTGTCAGCCCTCGACCACCACGATATGCCTTCAACAAAACTGTTTGCTGAGATGGCGCACGTTTTGATGCACCTTTGGCTGCCTTTTTGCTTGTCACCGGGTCGCTGTTCCGAAACATCGGAATGATTATCGCCTCGGTCACTTGCTCTCTATAGCCACCCAATCCGTAAGAGGGGTGGAACATTTGATTTTCTTTATCCTTCATAAAAAAGTTCTCCTTCGACTTTGATGATGATTTTGTTTTCCTTTTGTCTTGATGGCGCATGAAAAGAAATCGTTGTTACATGATCTCCTGTGTCATCAGGAAACAAATTAGCATCAACCATGCCATCAATCGCTGCTTTTACTGCTGGCATACAAGCTGCGGTGTCCTGTAATCGCCCCTTCAATTCGAGGGTGACTTCAACGGTCGCATCCGTCAATGGGCAACTAGGGCTGAGGGCAGCGAAATGCTCTCGCCACATTTTCGTGTTCTTGGCTCGCTCCCAACGATTACCAGCCCTTTCAGCGTTCACAGTCCAGGGTCGCATCCACACCTCAAAGGTATAGACCTGTCTGTAGTTGTGCATTGAATGGGTTACAACTGATTCCATATCTAAAGACTACTTTTCAGGTTTGCGTAGCAAGCCTTTACTCACAGCCTCAGCCGGGTTCGCATGAACATACTGATGACAAGCAGTACACAAAGCCAATAGGTTTGAAGGATCATGGCCGCCACCTTGCGAACGACGTAAAACATGATGCACGGCTTCAGCCTGACCAGTACAAACTTTCAGCCGGGCTTCGCATACACCTTGACATCTTTCGGCAACAACCTTGCGCGACTTCACCAAAGCCCCATCAGTTTTCACACGTCGCTTTATCGGTTTGCGTTTGATCGGCTTATTTGACCTCTTCAGAGGTGTGCGCTTGAGAGGCTTTTTAGGCTTCAAGTTCGAGCATGGCTTTCCCCTGCTCCAACGCATCGTTCGCCTGAGACACAAGTTCCTTCAAAGCTTCTCTGTCTAACGACTTCGCCATGCTGTCATACATCCTCAAAAAGTTTGAGCGCAAAACATCCACATTCTCCGACATACAGATGTCACGCCAACCAATAGCCTTCACCACAGCCGTTGTAGTCGCATGAGAGAACTCAGGAACGCCTCTCTGCCCCACTTCCCCAACTTGCCTCAAAACCTCCTGCCAAGCCACACCTGGCGTTGGAGAAACCGCCCCTGACATACGGCCAACAGCATTCAACACCTGTGCCGGGGAGGGAAAGAACTCGCATTCACGAACCAACTCTTTTGCCGCCGACATCACATCCGAGGCTGGCAAACCGCTCAGAACGTCGTGGAAAACTATCGCCGTCTGCTTCGTGACCTTTGCCTGAGGAAAAGCCGCAGCCATATAACCCAAAACTTCTGCTGTTTCATGTTTGTTCACGACTCCTCCACATCGTTTTCGTCTTCACCCATAAAACATCCACAACTTCCCCAATCCTGCTTGTCAAACATTTGAGGTTGATCATCAAGTCGCTCCCGGAACCTCCTCAATGTCAACGGAACAACATCTCCTCGAACCGACTCTTTCATAATGGCAACATCTTTTTTAAGATAATCACGAGTGACCTCCTCCTCATTCTCCCATTCTAAATATCGTTCCCTGTTCCAATCCAACAGAAGTTTCCAAGAAGCTTGACCAGCACGAACGCAAGCACCACCACAATTGGCATGGCTAAATCCTGCTGCATAAAGACGAGGTGGCTCAATCCCCATCGTGATGAGTTTTTTCATTAATGCTGATTTTTCTATGTAGGGAGCATCCATCATTGGGGCCGATATTTTATATGGCTTCCAGAGCGGCTCTGCCTTTTCAAATCTGTGTGGTTCAGTCCAATCAAAACCCAAATAAATAATGCTCGTAAGAGGGTCACAGTTATGCTTAATCCATCTGTTCAAAGCTTCTCGTTTCAAAACCCTTGAACAAATTGCTAGACGGTTATTTGGAACTACACGCTTATCGCGACCAACCTGCATAGGGGTTCTGCCGTCACGAATGATTATCCACTCCCATCTTGGGGATAAGGCTTTTACTACATCGTTTGCAAATCTCCAGTTGTCCTCATCTTCAACCATTGTGTCGGCTGTTAAAAGAACAAGGCGATCTTCGGTTGAGGCAATTTTTTCCACTCGGAATGCAACTTCCGCAGATCCTGCACCTGTTGAAAACTGAACACAATGAAGCACTTTATTCACGACTCCTCCAAGAAATCTCGAATACCGTCAAAGCCACGTGGCTCATTCTGCTGTTTTTCCCTCTGTGCCTGCAAACGCATCGTGTCATACTTTTCTCGAAGTTTCGCCGGGGAAAGAATGTTTGCTCTCCAAAAAGGGTTCGCTTGCGACCACCGAATACAAGCCTCCACCTGCTCTGCTGTACGGCCATCTAGTCGCATCAAGCGATCCATGTCGGCAATCCACTTCTCTGTGATCTTTGGGTGCTTACTTCCATTATCAAAAATCAACCCTCCTAGCAAACGACAAAGCCGTGAGGCTTCAGAGGTGTTTAATAAGTACGGTTCTTGTATGGTTATGTATGGTTTGGGTGCATCTCCTGCACCCCGTTCTGTCGTCATATGCACCTCGTTCGGTATGAGATGCACCCCGTTCGTGTCGTCAGATGCACCCCGTTCATCAACGACCTGCTCCTCTTGCACCTCGTTACGAAGCCCCAAAGCCAAGTTCCAACCCTGAGGTCGGCGATCATGTCGAGGAATATAAGCTGCAACAATCCGGGGATCGCATCGGCTGATCACCCCTAATTCCTCCAACTCATCCAACTTCAACCTGATAGCGCGTTCAGACAGCAACGTGTAACGCTGGATTGTGGCAACAGAGGGAAAGGCGGCCGTGCCGTCAGGGTGAGCGTGATTAGCCAACGCCAATAGCACAAGTTTTTGGGTAGGAGACTGACATGGGGCATGATTCAATGCCCAAGAAAACGCCTCAACACTCACGCATACCCCTATTCAAAGACTTAAACAAACTTCGTGCGAAATAGAGAGCCAGGGCTGGCGAATCCGACAAACGCCAACCCCGGCTCATTTACTGCGAATTACCTTCCGATCAAAAAGGCTCTTCGTCAGCAAAAATCTCAGCGACAGGCTGTGGGTTCATCAACGCATCAATTACCTGTGAAGCCTCTCGACTGTTCATATCTTTTGCTGATCCTATATCACGACCAACAACCCTTGAAGCGAACTCTGGAACATCAGGAATAGCGTTATCTCTCGCCAGTTTGTTGATCAAGAACACCTGCTTTTCGGAAACAGGGTTACCTGCTGATGCTTGCTTGGCTGCAGGGCGCGCAACAGACGCATTAGAAGCCTGCTGAGGCTGGGCAGGAGCATTTACTGCTGTTGCCCCCGGAAACGACTTAGTGATCGTCTGAACGCTCACACCACCGCTTGTGCTGTCCTGCTTAGACCACAAATTGAGTGCAATTCCATAACGCATCGAACCGTTGCGTAATAGATCGCCGATGAGTTCCTTCTCATAGTCACCCTTGTCTGCCCTTGCAGAACCAACACAAATCATTGGCTTGCCCAACAAAGTCATCTTGCCCCACATGGTTGCCATACCGTTTTCAATGTGAATGGCAGGCCGCCCATTGATCCATTCAATCGGTTCCCACGACCATCCAGCATCAATCGTGATGAGAATGCGTGTGATTTCCGAGTGTGAAACGTAACTGAGATTTACGCCATTCCGGGGGATTGTTCCCACGATTTTTGGATCAGGTGACGCGTACTCTTCCAGTACCGCCAATAGCAATTGATTATTTAGTTCTTCACTCACTTTTTCCTCCGTTCAACATTCGCATTGTGCGAAATGGGTTTCCTTGTTTCATATATTGCTTTACTAGATCAGGATGAGCCTCTTTTAAGGCTTTCGTATCCAAACTTTCACGACCAGCAGTTTGTTTCCAGGAAACTACAGGGCGGCCATTCAAGATACCAACCTCGTTATCCATTAACAGCCGAGCCAACGCATCCTTAGCCTGCTTTTCTTGAGCCTCACCCTGAGCCTTCATCTCACGCCCAATTTCAAGCAACTGAATAAAAGTTTCAGCCTCTTGAGGCAACTCAATTGATGTTTTGGCGACCGGGAACATTGAAGCAATGTCATCAGCACTCAAATCCTGAATCAAATCATCAGACAACGGCTCTTTATCGTCAATCATTTTGCCGATACGTTCTGCCTCAGCATCAATCGCATCAGCCAAAGCGTTGTCAAACGGCATCTCAATGATTGAAAAGTTTTGTCGCTTGTCAAACACACCAAAGAACACAGGACAGCCAACGATCTTGGACTGCATATGACCTTGAGCAACCCACTCCTGAGGCAAATCAGAAGCCGAGTTGACCGTGTACTTGCCTGTCACCTTGATTTCGCCAATGAACTCAGGTGTTTCCACCGAAGCAGCTGGAACAGCGTCAAGCGAACCAACCCATCGACCACCTGTGTAAACGATGTCCGGGGTCACCATTGGAGTGCCAAGCCTCAAGCCCATTTCCTCAACGAGCAAAGGTTCCATGATGTTGCCCTTACGCATAGCCCAACTTTCCTCCACCACCACAGGCGAAGTCAGTTTCTCCATATACAACTGTGCGCGACTCTTGTAAGGGCTAACCCCCATCAAAGCAGCCGAATCAGAGTAACCAAAAACGGTTTCCCCATCTTCCCCTCTGAACCTGTCCCAAAGCCATTCTGCTGAACCGTGTTTATGTTTTAGTTTTGTTTTCATATCTCCCTATTCTCCTCTAGGGGTGTAACAGAGTTAAATCTGCTCCACCTGCCATATTTGTTTTGCTACCCACCTTGCTACTGGGGTAGCAACGCCATTACCTATCTGCTTATATCTGTGCGTATCCGATTGGATACTGCCATCAGCCTTGTAAAGAGTGTGATCCAACGGCCAGCCCATCAGTAACTCGCATTCTGAAGGCGTAAGACGACGTACAGCCATCTGTGGCTCACCATCATGCACCTGAATATGAGGCTCATTGTCGCCACGCTTGGACTCTGCTCGAAGAGTAGGAACAGTTCCCTCCCAAACACCACCACCTAAACGAACCATAGTTCCAGGTTGAAACACCGTTGGCTCATCAACAGGCTGTGCCACGAAATCGCTGCTATCACGACCAACTCTCAACGAACGGTGAATCCCAGAGTCGTCAAGTTTTTGGTTGTAACCGTCATACACCACAGGCTCAGTAATAAACATTTGTGCGTGATGTGATTGTGGGCTTGGCCGCAGACCAGTCAACGCATTAGCCGTGTCTAGTTCGGTAGCAGAGAAAGTATTTGCCTTAGCATCCTCACGAATTGAATAAGCAACCGAAGGCGACTGCTGGCTTGCCTTCAAAGTCGGAGAAATATCTTCCGTGACGTTCGCATTAGAACCGAACTGCGTGTCAAAAGCCAAAGGAACAGCAACCATCGGCGTATTACCGCCTCCAGTACCCATCTTTGCTGACAAGGTTTGAGTGACACCATCGTTGGCTATCCGCGCACCATCACGATACGAGTTCTCAAATAGGACAGTCGCATCCTCAACGATGGCAATGCCACCTTGATTCAAGCTTGGATCAGGCCGCCAAGTATCCAAAGTCTTAGCAACCTCAACTTCGTTTACACCGCTATCCGGGTTAGACGACTTCATGGAATTAGACGAAAGGGAATCAAACGCATAGACAGTCTGCTCAACGATGATCTGACCCTCTTGTGCTTCTTCTGTGTTAACACCTTTATGTCCACGTGCCTTCAAAGTACCTATTACATCAACTTCAATAATTGCAGTCGTGGTTCGAGTATCGCCCATATCAAAAGCATTCAATGTTGGGGATACCTGCCCATCAATCCAAGTCTCATCATCAGTAGCCGATTGCGCCCTGCGAGACTTCACAAACAAAGATGGTTCATCCGTCACAACAACATGACCTGCATCAGCATCCTGATTGACTACTGTTCCGTGATGATAGAGGCTTGCTCCGATGGCGTTAACAATTGCGCCCTCATCTCCAACGCTTTCTGTAAGCGTTCGGGAAGCACTTTTCCTCTTCGGTTTGCTCTTCTCAAAATACCCTGGCAAGCTTTCGGAGACAGGTAATAACGGGTCTGGACACTTTGCGGCGGTTGCAGAATCCCAGCAAGAGATGAGGAAAACGCGTCTTCTGCGTTGGGGGATTCCGAAAAACTGTGCATCCAGCAAAGCGTATTCGCTGAGATACGCCCCTGCTTTCCCCATTTCATTGATGACCGTTGCAAAATCTCCTCCATTGTTTGAAGAGAGGGCTCCTGC